AACTAGAAAGTCAGTTAGAAGAAGGAGAAACTCTGGTATTTAGAGAGAGTAGAATCCCTGAAAGAATAGAAACACCTGAATTTGACTCATTAATTATACAGGCAGGTAAAGACAATAGAATACCTGAATACTACATAGGTAATAATGGTTATGAGGCTAGGAAGGTTATTGATAACTTTGAACTATCTTACAATGTAGGAACGGCTACTACTTACCTCTTACGTTGTGGAAAGAAGAAAGAAGAAGGGATGACTGATACTGAAAAACATATTGAGGACTTACAGAAAGCTAAGAATCATATTGATTTTGAAATTGAAAGGTTAAAGGAAAAGTTATGAAGTTCGTAATAAAGTGTGATAAAGATAAGCAAACTCTAATAAACTATTTAAAGGAGATAGAGAACAATTACGTAGTAGACGTAAAGAAACATAGAAACACCAGAAGCAATATGCAGAATAACTATTATTGGGCTTGTATAGTACAGACACTATCAAACGAACTAGGCTACTTTCCTGATGAAATTCATGATCTGCTAAAGGTTAAGTTCTCAAGTGAATGGAATAGCATAGAAGTAAACGATCGGACTATAGGACTACAAGTCATTAAGTCTACTTCAAGAATGGATAGTAAAGCCTTTGAGATATATGCAGACCAAATAAGAATATGGGCAATGACTGAATTAGGGATAAGACTAATGCTGCCAAATGAATACGAGTAATTTCTATTATATAGTATGGAAAATGAACAGAAACGCACACGTCTTAGTAAAAAGTTATTATTAGAATCCCTTGAGGCTTCACTAGGTATTGTTACCGAAGCGTGTGAGAAAGCAGGGTTAAGCAGAACACAACACTATCACTGGATGAGTGAAGATGAAGAATATAAGAAAGCAGTAGATAGTATTGATAGTAAGTTTATTGACTTTGCAGAAACAAGTCTAAAGAAACAAATAAAGGAAGGTAACACAACTGCTACTACTTTCTTCCTAAGAACAAGAGGACGTAAGCGAGGGTATAATGAGAAACAAGAAATAGACTTAACATCAGGAGATGAAAGAATCAAAATCAATATAAATCTTGGAGATTAATCCTAAGTTCACACCTAAACAAAAAGAATGTTTAAAGTATCTATTTGATAATAAGACTAAAGAGGTTTTATTCGGAGGAGCAGCTGGTGGTGGGAAGTCTTGGGTAGGATGTAGTTACTTAATTACTATGTGCCTAACATATCCAAAGACTAGGTACTTAATGGGTAGGTCAAAACTTGACGCATTAAAAAAGACTACACTAAATACATTCTTTGAAGTATGCACCGAGTGGAACTTAAAAGCTCTTAAAGACTACACGTTTAACGGCTCAAGTAATGTTATAACCTTTTACAATGGTTCTGAGATAATCCTTAAGGACTTGTTTTTATACCCTTCAGATAGAAACTTTGATAGTTTAGGTTCATTAGAAATAACAGGAGCTTTCATTGATGAGGCTAATCAGATTACTGAAAAGGCTAAGAACGTAGTAGCGTCAAGGTTAAGGTATAAGCTTGATGAGAACGGATTAATACCTAAGATGCTTATGACTTGTAACCCTGCAAAGAATTGGGTTTACTCAGAGTATTACAGACCTGCTCAAGACAACACAATAAAACCATACAGAAAGTTTATACAGTCTTTAGTGATTGACAATAGCTATATCTCTAAGCACTATGAAACTCAGCTATCTCAATTAGATGAATTAAGTAAGCAAAGACTTCTATTCGGAAATTGGGAATATGATGCAACTGATGACAGCCTTATAGATTACAACTCTATTATGGGAATGTTTAGTCAAAAGGGAATAACAGGAGAAAAGTATATTAGTTGTGATGTTGCACGATTTGGAAGTGATAAGACAGTCATAATGCTTTGGGAAGGCTTACACCTTAAGTATATTAGAACTATCCTTAAATCAGCTGTAAATGATGTTGTGGATGAGATTAAGAAACTACAACAAGAAAATCAAGTAGCTTTAAGGAATATAATAGTAGATGAGGATGGAGTCGGTGGTGGAGTTAAAGATTACTTACGTTGTCAAGGGTTCACAAATAACGCAACACCAATTAAGAAAGAGAACTATCAGAATTTAAAGACTCAATGTTATTACAAGTTAGCAGACCAAATAAACAAAGGTCAGTTAGGAATCAGTTGCTCAGATGTAAATGTTAAGAATCATATTACTGAAGAACTAGAGCAAGTTAGAATGAAGGATGCAGACAAAGATAGTAAACTACAGATAATACCTAAAGACTCTGTTAAAGCTATTCTAGGGCGTTCTCCTGATTATGCTGATGCTTTAGCTATGCGAATGTATTATGAAATAGATAAGAACGTGGGTAGGTATTACGTTCAATAAAAAAAGGACTAAGAGTCATAAATTCTTAGCCCTCTAAAAATAATTTTATAAATGGACTGCAAACGTACACTATTTATTTAACATAACAGCATAGTAAACTAAAAACAATTAATTTCTATTATATAGTGTATGAAAGTAAAAATTAAAAAACAAGGCAAAACAGAATCGTTTAATCTTATTAATAGTTGGTCAGACGTTAATCTGTCTACTTGGCTTTCTTTAATCGATTTTGAAACAGGTACAAAGACTGAGGAGGCTACAGAAAAAATAGCAGCACTATCAGACATTCCTAAGAAGTTAATTAAGGAACTAGCCTTATCAGACGTAGCAGTCATAATGTCAAAGATAGGAGAGTTACAGGCAAAGCAAGATACAAAGCTCAAAAGGATTATAGAGATTAACGGAGTTGAGTACGGATTCCACCCTGACTTAGATTCTATTAGTTTAGGAGAATACGCAGACATTGAGCAGTTCATCAAGAATGGAATAGACTCAAGTCTTCCTGAATTGATGGCTGTACTCTATCGTCCTATCAAACTAAAGAAGAATGACATTTATATAATTGACTCGTATGATGGAGATATTCGGCTCAGAGCTGAAGAAATGAAACTAATGTCAGCGGAACAAGTACAGTCTGCTTTAATGTTTTTTTTTGCTTTAGGGAGAAAATTATCCGAGATTATGCCATCATTTTTGATGGAGAGGCTACAGGAAATGAAGACGCAATAGCAAGTTCAGACTTTGCCTCTAAGTGGGGTTGGTTTGGAGTAATGCACAGATTGTGTGGAGAAGATATAAGTAAACTAGAAAGTATTACCAAGCTGAGTCTTTTAGAGTGTTTGACTTGGTTAAGTTATGAAACAGATTTGAACTCACAAAATAAAGTTAAAAGAAATGGTTAAGAATAAAACATATAGCAACGTAGTTAATAGACTTTTGAAGATAGGCGAACTACATGAGCAAATCAGTACAACTTCTGTAGGCGATATATTTGACATAGCTTTAGAAAAGGATGTTAAGTATCCGTTACTCCACGTCAACCCAACAAGTGTAGCTACAGGAGATAGTCAGCTTACTTACTCGTTTCAAATATTCATTATGGATATGGTATCTGAAAAGAAAGACTGGACTTCTGTAAACTCAGGAAATCCTTTTAATAAGTTAGTGAATACTTTAAGTAACGAACAGGACGTACTTAATGAAACACTACAAATATGCACCGACTTTATAGGAATGTTAAGACACTCAGCTAAACAGTCTGAAGAATTAAACGATATAGATGCTCCGATATACTTTTCACAAGATCAATTTAATATAGAACCATTCTCAGAGAGGTTTGATTCTGTAGCTTGTGGATGGACGTTTACCTTAACAGTATTAGTTCAGAACGACTTTCAAACTTGTGATATACCAGTCGCTTAATGAAATGGAAAATCGGAAATTTGACAATACAGATAGGATGGAAGGGATGGAAAATAACTCTTGATTTATGAAGACTGAAAACATAGAGAGATACTTAAATAGTTTTGGTAAACAAATTGTCAATAGGGCTAAAGGAAATTTAAAGAAAGCAGGAAAAGGTGGTAAACTTGAAGACTCTATTAGCTTTAAGATAGTAGAAGACAAGGAAGGTTTTACGGTTCAATTCTTTATGTCTAGTTATGGTCAGTATGTAGACAAAGGAGTTTCAGGAACTAAGCAAAAGAGAACCTTTAAGAATTATAAAGACAAAGTAATTAAGAGTCCTTACGCTTATAAGAATAGCAAAGGTCATTCACAGCCTCCAAGTAGTGCTTTAGATAAGTGGGTAGTTAAAAAAGGAATAGCTCCAAGAGATGCAAAAGGTAGGTTTATAAAACGAAAGACTTTAACTTTCTTAGTAGCTAGAAAAATAGGTAGGTATGGAATACAAGGAATAAGTTTCTTTCAAAAGCCTTTAAGCCTGGGATTAAAGCAGTTCGGTAAAGACTTATTAGGTAACGTAAAAGAAGATATAATTAACAGCATAACAACAATTAAATAATGGCACTATCAATTAACCAAACACCTTTATACACTCTTAATCCTGTAGGTCAAGAGTTAATATTTACAATAGAAGATACTGCTGTAGTTGGTACTTATTACAACGTAAAGTATGTAGCTGAAGTTCATATAGCTGAAGACGACATAGATTTAGCAACTTCAACGGCAATAGGTACATTCAAAACAACGCCTAACAACGCTGGAGTAGGTATGTTTGATTTTAGACCAATAGCTGAAAGTTATGTTAGTCCTGACAATCAGGGTGCTTTAGGAAGTACATATAAAGGAGATGCAATATTACATCCTCTAGCTTTAATAGATAAGTATTCTCATAATGATTCGGTTAGATACATTAAGATAAAGTTTAAGGTTGAAGGAGCAACAACGGCAACGGCTGAAGTATTAGAAATAGACACAGACGACTCAGTGCAATACACGTTAATCAATGGGTACTTAAAACATACTGACGTTCAGGATAGGGATTCAACAGGAAACTTTGGATTTGATACCGAGATATTCCAATTACAAGAAATAACAGAGGGTATATTTTTAACCAATGCACCATTTGTTCAGTATGCTAATATTGAAGACTATGGTACTTTATCTTTTATGGCTACTCCTGTAGTTGGTAATGAGGCGGATAGTACTGTAGATTATATAAGAATCATAACTTATGACTCTTCAGATACTCCAATTTCAACAATAGACGTGGATAACTTAGATGCAAATGGAGGGGTTACAACTTGGGATTCTGCGACTAAAAATCAGTTACTACACTTTGGATGTTTTCCTGCTAATCTTATGTGGAGTACAGTATTTCAAGCAGCACTATCTACATTGAG